CGTTATATATAAAATGATTGTATTAAAGACCATAGCTACTGCTCAAAACTTTAAAGTAATTCCAAGAGTTTATGCCGATGAATTTACTTTATCTGTTAGGGATGATAGTACAAATGTCATAAAAACATATCAGGTTACAGGAGCTACGACATCAGGAAATTATTTAACATTTTCACAAGCATTTAGTCCTGTACTTGTAGAAGGTCATTTTTACGATTTAGAATTATATACTGATCCTAATTTTTGGAATACTAATTATTTTCTATGGGAATTATATAATGAATTTTGGAATGTAGATACAACAAACATTGTAGATATATATAAAGACAAGATTTTCTGTACAGACCAAGAGATAGACCAAATGGATAATTTATATTATGACATTAATCAAGGTCAATACATAACAGATAATTCTTATAATAATGATTACATTGTAATATGAAAAATAGAAAAAGAAATAGTTTAGGACAGTTTGTAAGAAGCTCAAAATCTGAAATTAGTTTTGTTAATTTAAGCACTTACACAAGTCCAGAAGTTACAGAAGTACCAAATCAAGAATGGGTTGGTTATGGTGAAGATAATAATTACTTTCAATTTTTAATAGATAGATACAATGGAAGTCCTACAAACAATGCTTGTATTAATGGTATAAGCCAACAAATTTATGGTAAAGGTCTAGGTGCTACTGATTCTAACAAAAAACCAGAACAATATGCACAAATGATTACACTATTTAAAAAAGATATTGTAAGAAAGTTATGTTATGATTTAAAACTTATGGGTCAATGTGCTATGCAAATTATCTACTCAAAAGATAGAAGTAAAATTGCACAAATAGAACATATGCCTATTGAAACACTACGAGCAGAAAAATGTAATGAGGATGGAGAAATACCTGCATACTACTACTTCAAAGATTGGACTAAATTAAAACCAAGTGATAAGCCTTTAAGAATCCCTGCTTATGGAATGTCAAAAGAAAATATAGAAATATACTACATTAAGCCATACAAGTCTGGATTTTATTACTATGCACCTGTAGATTATCAAGGTGGAATACAATATGCTGAACTAGAAGAAGAAATTTCTAATTATCACTTAAACAACATTATGAATGGATTAAGTCCATCAATGTTAATCAACTTCAATAACGGAACACCTAATCCACAAGAAAGGGAACTTATTGAACAACGTATCGCACAAAAATTTAGTGGATCAAGTAATGCAGGTAAATTTATTTTAAGTTTTAACGACAACAAAGAAGCACAAGCAGAAATAACACCAGTACAATTAAGTGATGCACATAACCAATACCAGTTTTTATCAGACGAATCACAAAGTAAAGTATTAGTAGCTCATAGGGTAGTAAGTCCAATGCTTTTGGGTATAAAAGACAATACAGGACTAGGAAACAATGCAGACGAAATAAAGACAGCTTCCTTGTTAATGGATAACACCGTTATAAGACCATTTCAGGAACTTTTAATTGATTCCTTTGATAGTGTACTAGCTTACAATAATATTGCCTTAAACCTATACTTTGTTACGTTACAGCCACTAGAATTTACTGACGTAGATAGAAGCGTTCAAAGTGATGAAGAAATAGAAGAAGAAACTGGAATTAAAATGTCAACTGATCTTAAAGAAATAGATGGATTTGAGGTTTACGAAACTAAAGAAGAAGCAGAAGAACAAGCAGAAAAAATGGGATGTTCAGGACATCACGAACACAAAGAAGGTGATAAGGTATGGTATATGCCTTGTGAATCACACGATGAAATAGATTTAAAAAAACCTTGTCAAGCTGGTTACGAACAATACGGAATGAAAGTTAAGAATGGTCGTTTAGTACCTAACTGTATTCCTTTAACAAAAGAAGATTTAGAAATTGAAACACAATTAAGTGAATTTGGTCAAGATGAAGAAGATTTATTAGATGACTATGATTTGATTGATGTATCAGAAGTTGATTATGATAACGATGATATATATGACCAAAAAATACAAGAATTAAATGTACCTGAAATATCTACATTAAATAAAATTGTAAATCTTGTTAGAACAGGTAAAGCATATCCTAAAAGAGAATCAGAACAAGATGGTCAAACCAAACAGACAGGTAAAGAGAAATTTTTAGTAAGATACCAATACGCACCACTAAAGACTAAACAAGATGGTAGAAAGTTTTGTAAAGCAATGGTAAGAGCAAAAAAAATATATCGTAAAGAAGATATTATTAAAATGGGTAAACAACCTGTAAATGCAGGATTTGGTGTTAATGGTGCTGCTACTTATTCTATTTGGCTTTACAAAGGTGGTGCACGATGTCAACATAAATGGTTTCGTAAAACATATATGTTAACACAAGGTGGAGATAAAACACTAGTTACATCAGGTAAAGCAAAATCTAAAGGGTTTAAATTTCCTGTAAATAATAAACTTGTTCCTGTAGCTCCTGAAAATATGCAATTTAAAGGCTATACAAAGGCTTATTGGGATAAAATGGGATTTAAAAATTAACATATGGCAACAGCATTATTTATAAATAGAACAGATTTAGTTAGAAATTCCATATTAGATGGAAATGTAGATACTGATAAGTTTATACAGTTTATTAAGATAGCACAAGAGATAGACATACAAAATTATACAGGTACGGATTTATATAATAAAATATCTACACTAATAGCTAATGGTGAAATTGATGACGTTGCTAACGCTAAATATAAAACATTGCTCAATACACATATACAGCCAATGTTAATTTGGGCAGCACAAGTATATTATATTCCTTTTGCAAGTTATGCTATAAAAAATGGTGGTGTATTTAAACATAGATCAGAAACAAGCGAAACAGTAAGTAAAAATGAAGTAGATTATTTAGTAGATAAAGCTAGAGAATTTATGGAATATTATTCTAGACGTTTTATTGATTTTATGTCATTTAACCAATCTGATTATCCAGAATATACAAGCAATACAAACGATGACATATATCCAGACTATGATGCACTATTTAATGGCTGGGTATTATGAGATATAAACCAAAACAAAAAAATATAGAAAAACTAAAGACGTTTTTAAAGAAACAAGAAAAAAATAAAAAATATGGCAAGTCTATTTAACACAAGAATATCTGATACTTATACAGGTTTAATTAAAACCATTGATAATGCTGCATTGACTGCAAGTTTAAAAGAATTAACAGACGGTTCTGGATTATCTAGTGGTGTATATATGAATACAGCAGGAGATTTTAAAGTAACTGCTATTTTAGAATTTGGTTCTTTAAAAGATACAGGAGAAAATATAATTATAAGCAAATTTGTAGATGAAGCTGATGGTATTGCTAATAACGACAACGATACCTCTATACCTACAACTGCTGCAATAGTTGATTATGTAGCTGCTCAAATCACAGCTGAAGATTTAGATTTTACAGGAGATACAGGTTCAGGGCAAATAGATTTAGATTCACAAATATTTGCTATAGGTGGAACAGCTAATCAAATAACAACAGTAGCATCAGGACAATCTTTAACATTATCTTTAAATTCAAGTGGTGTAGTATTGCCCAATGGATCAACTGCAACTACTCAAACAGCAGGAGATAACTCAACTAAAGTTGCTACAACATCTTATGTAGATACTTTAGATGCTGCAAGTGATCTTGATTTTTCAGGTGATAGTGGAACAGGTGATGTTAATCTTAACACGCAATCATTCGCAATTACAGGAACAACTAGTCAAATAGAATCAACTGCTTCTGGTCAAGGATTAAGTTTAAAGTTTCCAACAGCAGGGGTTATCTTGCCAAATGGTTCAGTAGCTACAACTCAAAGTGCAGGAGATAATAGTACAAAAGTAGCCACAACTTCTTATGTTGATACACTTGATGCAGCTTCTGATTTAGATATAACAGACGGAACAAACGTAGGAGATATAAATTTAAATACTCAATCATTAAGTATATTAGGAACTACAAACGAAATAGATAGCGTTGTAAGTGGTCAAAGCGTAACACTTGGACTTCCAAGTCAAATTAATGTAAATGTACAGGGAAACCTTACAGGAAACGTTACAGGGGATGTTACAGGCGATTTAACAGGTAATTCAGCAGGAACACATACAGGAGCTGTTGTAGGAAACGTAACTGGAAATGTAACTGGAAACGTAACAGGAGATTTAACAGGCAATGCAGATTCAGCTACTAAATGGCAAACAGCAAGAGATTTATCAGTTTCAGGTGAAGCAACAGGAACTATATCTAGTGTAGATGGCACAAGTAATGTTAGTGGTGCTTTGACTTTAGATAATAATTCAGTTACAGGTAAATTTTTAACAGGATTAACTTCACCATCTGCTTCAAGTGTTTTAGCAACTGATACAATAGTTCAAGGATTTGGTAAATTACAATCACAAGTAAATGGTTTAGCAGGTGGTTTGAGATTTATAGGAAGTTGGGATGCAGATACAAATTCACCAGTATTAAGTGATGGTGGTGGAGAATCAGCTTCAGGTACTACAACAGGTGTTGCTACAAATAAATTAATAGATAGTAACGCGTCTTTTACTTCAGCAGTTTTAAATGATAGAGTAGTTAATCAAGTTGACGGACAAATTGCAACAGTTACAGCAGTTGATAACGGTCAACAACTTACATTAAGTGCCGATATAATGTTAAGTGGTGAAGCATACACGATAGATAACCCACCTTATATAACACAAGGACATTATTACGTTGTAGATAATGGGGGTGCTACAAATTTAAATGGTATTAGTTCTTGGTCTGTTGGTGATTGGGTAATTGCAGGTGCAAACAACGAGTGGACTAAATTAGACCATTCACAAGTAGATGGAACAGGAACAACAGGAAATTTAACTAAATGGTCATCAACAAGTGTAATAGCAGATTCAATAGTTTCAGAATCAGGAACAGCAATTACAGTAGATGGATCATTAACAACAAACACTAATTTAAGTTCAACAGGAAACTTTGCAGTAAACACTGATAAATTCACAGCTAATGCAACTTCAGGAAATGTTGCCTTTACAGGAGATTTAGCAATCAATACAAATAAGTTTACAGTAAATGCAACAAGTGGAAATACAGTAGTTGATGGTAATCTTGGTGTCGGGATAACACCAGGTTCAAAATTTCAAGTTTCTGGTGATAGTGGTGGTGCTGATTCAATTGCTAGATTTCAAAACACAAATTCAGCTAAAGTTACAAGATTACAATTATTAGACAGTGCAGGAGCTGTTGGCGATGTTTTCATTGCTTACGACCATTCAGATGCAAGTTCAGCTAATCATTTTTTAGGTATGGGCGTAAATAATAATACAGCATTTAAACTTGATAATAATGATAACTCAACTTTTGCAGGATTAGTTTCAATAGGTAATAATACAGCAACTGATTTTTTGGATTGGCAACGAGATTTAGTTATTGGGGATGGAACTGCTGATGCAGGTTTAACTATATATCACGGTTCAGGAGGTGGAAATGGAGGTTTTATTGCTTTTGCTGATGGCAATACTGGAACAGATAGATATAAAGGTTATATTACTTATAGTGGTTCTGATGATATGAAATTTGCAACAGATACAGTAGTTGCCTTAACAATAGACACATCACAAAACGTAGGAATAGGAGGAACTTTAGCTAATAAGAAACTTTATGTATTAGGAGATACAACTAACTATCAAATATTAGCAGAACAGCCATCAGGATATGCAGGTTTAAGTATTAAATCAACTACACTTGCTCAAACTTGGAGTTGGATAGCAAACGATAATGGTAGTAATTCTGATTTATTACTTTACGGAGGTGCAGCAGCAGGAGTTAAATTAACAATAGACAGTTCAGGAAACGTAGGAATAGGAACTGATTCGCCAATAGGAAATTTAAACATAAATGGTGGAACAGGAGATGCAGCAGCACAAGATGCCATAGAAACTTTTACAAGAACATCAAGCACAGGTAATGTGTTAGCAGCTAAATTAAGATTAGTAGATGGTTCAGCAACAACACACGGAGATTTAAAATTCCAAGTTAAAACAACTGCAAGTTCAGCAGAAAATGATGCTTATTATACGGATGCAATAACTATAAAAGGAAACAATGCAAACGTAGGAATAGGAACTGATA